TTGCGGATGGGGAGTTTGCATCATTCCCCCCACAAGGCGAGCAAATTGAGAGTATGCACCCTGCAATTCATTCACCATTCTGAACGGGAACCCAGATAACATCTCGGCCCGTTCCTCATCCGTTTTAGACGGGAAGAGGTATTTCAGTGCCTCAATGCTATCAACACCTAACTCCTGTAGGTTGCGTACCACGATGGAGTTGTTGAGGATATCCTGCGTTGAATCCTCGTAAACAGGCCCAAGCCAACGCCACTGAACCGTTACATCACCATCTGGAATCAAGCCAGAAACACCTGGTGGGATCTGTTGAGTCTTCAAACAAGCCATCATCAACTGCTTGAGTTGATCGTCAAATGCTCCCATGGCTTCGTTATAAGCAGCTGCGTCTTCTGGGGTAGATTCCTCTGGGAGATCCAAGGGTTTTTCCAATCCTGCAGCAGCGGCCAAACTTTCTTTAAACAGGCGTTCTTCCTGGTAAATAATCAGTTCAAGACAACGGCAAATGCCGTAGGTGTAGATGGAAATTGCTTTCTTTTTAGATGTAGCAGATACACGACCAAAAAGTGATTTGTACTCAGTTGCAGTTACGCCAGCAGAAATAGATAGTTCGTCAACACCGCCAAGTGCCGTACGAATTTCTTCACGATACTGACGAGCAAAAGAATTTTGGTCCCCAGTGATTGCATCTGGTACGATATAACCAACACGGTCATTTGGTTCCAGGTTTGCGATGACGCGTGGAACGCGGATCTGACCATCAACACCACGATAGATTGGATCAGCTTTAAAGCGTGACTGACTCATGGCGCTGGGGCTACCAAAACCTGAGTTAGCTGCAATGGACGGACGCTGAACGGCAGCATCACCACCGGCTTCCATCAAGTCAGTCTTTGGCCTGGAGGAAAGCAGCGTGGGATTACCGAAGAACTGCACATTCTTCCGCATGGTGCGGACCATCTCATCATGCGTGCAGATGTGATTAGCTAATCCATCAAACTCACCAATGCCTTCGGTGGAGAAGCCTTTGACGTTATGGAAGATCTCTACGCAGGGAATGAAACCCAATGTGTTCTTAAACGTTTTGGTGCGCCCAGGATTTGCTTGGTAGTTGGTGTCAAATGACAGCTCGCCTTCCGAGTGTGTCTCTTCAATTGTTTTGCGTTTGATTGACAGTCGGATATAGCGTTTTGCACCGCCTTTCCCCATGACAGCAGGGCCTGTCAAGTTGGCGGAATCAATGTCCTGCTGGTAACCAAACCCATTCTTGACTTTATAGCTATAGATGATTACAACTTCATCAAGCTCGCCATCAATGTTGTAATAACTACGATATTCGTGCTTACGAAAATAATAGAGACGATAATTGTTTTGAGTTGGTCTGATGTAAAAAAGTCCTTGTCCATCACAGAGCGAATAATCCCAAACAGAATCAAGTCGAATGTCGAGAGAATTGTATTTGATTACCCGGTCAATAAAGTCCTTGCGCTGATTGCCAAAGTTATCTTGCATAGGAAAAAACTCAACACCCTGACGGATGCCAAATAATTTCATCTGAGCAAGGTGAGAGGCTACGACGCCTGTGTCAACCATTGATCCACCATCTTTTTCAAGGTAGGAGTCAACGATTTCTTTAAGTCTTGACTTAGCGTCGACAGCCATCAACTATTTTCCTTTTTACTTAACTCAATCTTAGCAGCTTTTTTGCGCTGTTTCCGTAACCACAACCAGCGATCAAAGTACGCCAGCTCAGCAGACGAAAACAGCTGTGGATTTTTAAGTGCTTGTTTTACAAGCTTTTTCTTTTTCATTAGGAAATTGTTTTGGTGTAACCAGGTGGTAATTGGCCCATCTGTGGGCCAGCAAAAAATGCGGCGTTGCCCATCGGTACAGCGCCCGTGGATGCGTTATAAACCAAAGGAAGCCGGGGACCGAAACCACGGTTAATATCAAAACTAAGATTACCAGCTAACAGATTTCCAGGGGCCCCTGGAACATTAGATTCACCGCCGTAATACATACGTCTACTTCGTTTTTTGTATTCTACTCCTCTAACACTACGTAACCAGCAGCGTCATTAACTTTGGTAATTACGATACCGTTGCCTCGTACATCCCAATTAAGAACGTCGCCTTCTTGCCAGCCTAAATCTTCAATTACTTCGTCGGGAAGAATGATGTATTGATCTCCGTTCTCGTCTTCTTGAACTTCAAGAATGTAACTCATTTGCTTAAAAGCTTTTCCACCAGTTTATCAAGCTTACTGTTGATCTCGCGGAAGTTGTTGTGCATTTCTTGAATTTCTCTTAAGAAATCAACCTTGAGAACGTAGTCCAGTGGCATGCGGTTAACTTGGTCTTCCAAAAGATCAATCCTCCGGTTTTGTGAACTGATTCGTTCGCCCAAACGACTCATTAACTTACTCATTACCCAGGAGCCACCGGTTGCGGCTGAGATCACTGCCGTCAAAGCAATGGCTAAATATTCTGGTCCCACAGATCCAAAGTTTTTTATTATTCTAGGATTTAGTAATCGATGTGAAGTTGTCCTTTTCTTGCTAATCCTGTAACAAGCCATACTAACGCGTCAACCGTGTCATCGTGACTGCTAACACCAAAGTTTGTTAGTTCCTCAAACATGCTGGTGAAATTACGGAAACGATTAAAGATAATTTTGCGATCCTCAAACATGCCCATAATGCCACGGAAACGTGCAAGCTTGTCGGCACGAAATCCTTTGACGGGATGCCAGATTAAGTTATACAATCCTTCGTTGTTTAAACACACACGTTTAAAATCTGCTTCCAGAGATGCCTGGTACTGTACAGCTTCACTCCAAATATCACACGACGAATAACTTGGGAAATACATACCATTTTGATCTTTGCCTAATATGTACCAGTCATTCAATAATTCCTTGAGTGCGTCAAGTTTCTCAAGGTTACCCATCACGCGAATACGCCTGTAATCAATGATATGAATACGGTCGCCAATGCGACCGCCTAAGACCATAACTGTGTAATCATTTTTTTCTTTGATGCCAGCAGAGAGATCCACGCCAACTCCAAGGGCATCAAACTCAGTTGCAATCTCGGCCTTGACAATTAATTCTGGCGCCAGTGAAAGTTCATTTTGGCGAATTACCTGATTCATGTACTGGAAAGAAAAAGAAATTGGAGCCTGCCGTTTTTTTTCTTTGAGGTAATCAAGGGACCACATATCTGGCCAGTAGGATTCCTCGTCACCAGTTACGGGATTGTTTTGAATGGCAGAAAGAACAATCTGCTGCCAGTTGTTTTGTTCGTTGAAAGTTGTGGAATGAATGTCGTCATGTCTGAATCGCGTACCAAGGCAGATCGCTCGTGCGCCTTCAAACATCGTTGGTGCAATCACAGCATTCCAGTTGTCCTGCATTTGTTTCCGAATGTCAGGGTTGGCAATATCAGCGGCTGACTTAATGGCGTCATCAATCATGACCAGATGTGAACGTTTGGAAGTCACAGAACCCTTAAGGCCTGCAGCACAGAGAGTAAACTGTTCGTCACCCGTGACGTCAATACCGGCAAATTTGTGATCAATTGACCAGTACTCATTACTGGTGGCATTCTTTAAAAGACGAACTTTTGGGAAAACTTCTTGGTAGCGTTTGCTTTCAATGATCCGTTTAATGGTTGAAGATTTGGAACGTGCAATGTCAACGGTGTAGGAAAGGTACAAGATCTGCAGAGGCAGCCCAGCGTGCGTATGTACGCCAATTGCCCAGGCCGTCAGAAGGCCTAGCACTGTGGACTTAGCAGAGCCCCGTGGCGCCAGGAGATCGACGTTGGGCCCAGCAATCTTAATGAGGCAACTACTGTCCTCATTAGTAATGAAATGCCTGTGCCAATTCAGGTGATGAGCGGCCGGAGGTTTATCTGCAACGTACTCACAAAAGAAACCAAAGTCTTCTTGAGCTTTCTTTAAATCTGCTGCGTTGCGTGGTTTGCGAATCTGTTGTCTACGTGCTGCGGCCTGAGCGTTGCGACGATAAGCAAGGTGCGTATAACTCGGCACAGCAGTAATTCAGAGTATTACTGAATACTACCTTATTTCTTCTCTTCTTGTTTTTTTGCCTTTTGTTTTTTATAATTTCGAGCTTTTTCTAAAGCGGCCTTGCGTTTTTCTTTGTCTGACATTTCAGACCCATCTTCTTTCTTTGCATCTTTCTTTTTCAGATGCGCAAGAAATTGTGGGGGAATTTTGCCTGCCATTTAATCAGTTATTGATAAACAATGTTTATTACACTTCAATATTTTAAGTCACTTATTCGTCAAGTTGCATTTTTGCCCACACACTCATTGTCGCTTCTTCCAGGGGGATCTCAATTGGATCATCTTTGAAGACAGACAGCAACTCACGAATGGCGCGATCTGCTCCTGCCATTAGGAGACCCTTGCGATCTTTCATGCCAGTGAATCTGTCAATCTGCTCGATGTGTCCACGGATTTCTTTTTGCATTGAGGCAATACGTGCCACGCCAGCATCTCGTTTGACTACCAGGTTTTCTACGTCTTCTCGTAGCTTGCGAACATCCTCCTGCATCTCATCAATTTCATACAGGAGTTTTTGCCGGTGGTCGGCTTTGGGGTAATTATTTTGCACCCAAAGTTCGCAGCCGGTGATGCTGCCCTGATACCGAAGAAACCTAGCGTAAAGGTAGATTTCAACTACGGAATAATTGTTGCTGGCAAAAGAACAAAATGTTTCCTGGGTTGACGCATCAAGGTTGTCAACCCAAGAATCAAACAGCTCAATATCGATAAGCTCGTTGGGCCTGATTGTAATCTCGTTCTTCGTCCCTTTGCTTGAACTGCTGACCTTGTTCGGCGGAAGTGCGCTGCTCTGTTGCGCCTTTACCGATGGTTTCACGTTCTTGTTCACCAGCAGTCTCCATTTTTTTCTTGGAAAATTCGTAAGCCACACCAGCAGCCTGGCGATACTTGTCTAGATCAAACCAGTCGTCGGCACTGGATTGACCAACAGGAACGTCAGCAAAACTGCTTGTCATGGCTTAGTTAGTTTACAGGAAAATCAGAAGTTGGACATCATGGATGCCAGGCCTTGAGCGTAGACGTCACGGCGACCTTCCAGGGATTTTTGGCGCTGTTGGCGACCTTTTGAGCCCTCAAGACGCTGGAGCAGTTGCTCAAACTTGTTAATATCAAAGTAGTCGTCAGCACCGGGCTGACCTTCAGGTGTAGCAGACATGCAAATACTTTGTAGACTAAAAAGATTATAACAAGGGTGGATTCAACTAAAGTTGAATGCACCCACCAAAGATTGATAAATGTCGCCTTCTTTGCTAATGCGAGCAACTTCCCTGGACCCTTCGTTTTTAAGTTTCTGAGTCTCCTTGTCAATCTCACCTTGGAGATTGGTTAAGCCAGCACTGTAAAGATACTTACGAGTATCACGTACGTTTTGCTGTTGTTCTTCAATCTCGGCTGGAGTGCCGGTGAATGCATCAGCAAAATTAGGAGTTACTACGCCAGCGCGATTTTTAGTTGCTTCTGCGTATGAAGGAAGAAGTGTTTTGTCAAATTTAAACGTACGTTGACCTGTTTTCTTGCCAGCGGCATCGGTTGCCTGCTTGCCATACATTGTGTCGTAGTAGTTATCAAGATAACTCTGGTTAAATTTATCTTGATACTCAGGGCTTTTTGCAATAGAATCGCGAAGATCCTGGACAGTTGAATAATACCCTTGGTTAAAGCGTTCAGTGGCTTTGGCTTTTTCTTCTTCTGTTGCCGGCCGCCCCAACGTTTCTTCATATGCTGAAGCGATGCCTGTTGCGCGGCGGCCGGGAAGCAACTCCTGCGTGTAGATATTGGTTAAATTTGATACGTCTTCTTCTGGTGGAGCCAGGTCATATTTGGCTGAATAATCGCGCAACTGCGAAGTAGCATCACCATAACTAATTAAACCTTGGCGCAATTGCGATTCAACGCCACGTTTCATACCGGAGTATGAAACGGCGGCAGATGCTTTACGTGCGTCAGTTGCTGTTTTTTGTTCAGCTTTTTCCTCGTCGGCTCGCCGTTGAGCGCGATCTTCTTTTTCTTGTTGATACTTTAAAAGGTTAGCAAAAGTATCATCTTTAGGAATTACAGGGGGTTGATAGTTGACTGTAGTTCCGCCGCCGCCATACAATCCCATGTTATTCTCCTAG